GCATCACCCACGACGCCGCGCTTGATTTGCCTGTGCCGTGGCCCGACCGTATGGATATTTTACGGTTATTCTGGGCGACGGCGTTTAAAAATTCGCACTGGTAGGCGGTCGGCTCTGCGCCTAGCACCTCCTGCACAAACAGAACTGGATCGTCGTAATACCGAACCATGAAGTCCTCGAACGGGTTTGGCTCGTCATTCATCCTTTGCCTCCAGAGAAACGCGCGCAGCCTCGTTGACGGTTTTCATATCCTTGGTAAATTTGCGGATGCTGTCCAAGTGCAGTTCGCCGACTGACAACTGTATGTTTGTCTGCGGCTTGGTTGAGTATCGGTCTTGGTTAAAGCTGCTTGCCATAAATTTGCGCCAGTTCAACTTTTCGCGGACGGCTGCGATCTCGGTGCTGCTGCTGCTGGCGCCCAGCTTCTCTACCATCTCGAAGCCACCCTCGACTAAGGCGTCGGCACTTGCTTGGCGGGCCTTGGCCAGCATCTTCGCATATTCGGGCTGGCTGTCGATCGTGCGGGCCAAATAGTTGCGGCTGCAGCCGTATTCGGGCGACAGGCTGGTAATTGTCTCGCCGTTCGCTATGCGGTCGAAGAACGCCTCTGGACCGCCTTGGGCATCCAGTTGCTTCAGGACTTTCTTTCTTAAAACTTTGCCAGCCATTTTTTTCTCCAGTTCACGTTTGTTTTATAGCAAGTGGGCGGTGGGGCAGCAAGATATGCGCGGGTCGGTGTGCGTTTTGCTACTAAGGCTAACCCCTAAATATTTTTGGGAGGGGGGGGTAAATGACCATATACCACCAGCCAAGCACGATCGGGTAGTGTTTCCTGAGAGGAATAATAGTTTCCTCAATCCAACTGAACTACACATAATCTACATTATGTTAACTTTATTATGCGGTATGGCGGAGGAAAGGTCCGCCATCAATCCAATGATTACAATGACTTAGCTTGGCTCATGTGGGCCAGCCCATACAAAAGGCCATACGAAGCCACGCAAACCTATGCAAACCAAACCACTCTAAGTTCTGAACTGGTTTACATTCTGAACTGGTTTACATGCTGAACTGGTTTGGTTATTCGCGCGACGTGTGCGCAACGACGCAAGTATCTCTCTTGCGTCGTTCATCCGTACTTAGCCTTCACTTCAGCGAATGTTGTCTCGTCCTCCAAGATAACGGCCGCGTCAGTCTCGATCCAAGCGCGGGCGCCACAGCTTAACTGCTTGCCGTTACCTACCAGCCTCGATGGTCCATCGATGTGTACTTGGCTGGCATATCGCGGCGTCTTGTTGCCCCGCGTCTTAACTGTGTAGATCGGTCGGCCAAGCCCATCCTTGATGTTCTTGGCAATGAACTGTCGGTTGACGTGTATGATATGCCTAGCCATCACTTAGCCTTATCAGCTAGATCTGAATGCATCTCGCCTGCAATGGCAGAGTAGCCAGCGATGTCGACAAAGCTATCGCCAACAGATCCACCGACCTTAATCCTGCTGGCCTTTAGCAGCACCATCATCATCGCCACGTCAACAGGCGTAACCTCATGCCCCAAGTACGCAGACCACAGCGCACCGATGCGGCTGTGCATCTGCAGTGCTGGACCGTACTCCTCATGCCGATTGCCGTTGATTAGTTCTTCTGCCGTGCGCAGTATTGTTTCCCGATCAGTCATTGTTAAACCCCATATACTTGCGCTCCGCTTCCAGCCGCGCGTTGATTGCATCCTGCTTATCTTTAAATGAACCTAGACTGACCTGTTTGCCATCGACAGTTATTCTAGCCCGCCACGATTTAGCCCTGCGCATCCACGACACGCCGCGCGTACCAGATGTGTTGTTGGTAGCCAAAGTCTGGTTGCGGCTGTTCGTCAGATAGTTCGTGTCGCGCAGATTTTTAATCCTGTTATTCGACGGGTCTCGGTCGATGTGATCCACCAGACCCTCTGGCCACCTCCCGTAGTGCAGGCAGTACGCAACGCGGTGCGCGTAGTGCTTAATTCCCATCACTAGGCCATATCGGTAGCCGCCGTCCTTATGGGCCACCAGAGCGGGCCTCATGGCGTACTGCGACTTAAACGAGTGGTAGCTGCTGTTCGGCTGCTTGCTGTCGGCAAACATGCTGCGTGGCCTGTGCTTCCAGAATAGATCCCCAGTGCTGCGATCGTATCGGATTAGCCTGCGCAGTTCGGCTGGCGTTATTTCTTCTGTCATTTGATGTTCTCCTACCATTAAAATTAATATACTCGGTCGATCGACTGCGCAATACTTCCGCAGCGGGCTTACCTCGGATGCCCAGTGCATTCCTTAATGCTGCACTTGGCGCACCGACCCTTCATCAGTCGATACTTGTACGCAATTATTTGCGCACGCTCGCCATCGCTCCACTTGGGCAAACTCTGGTCATACCGCCTGCGATTGGCAAAGCCCTCTAACTCAGCCAAACAATTTACCGACAGCAGCTTATCCTCAAACCTAACATTGGACTGACGGTTTAAAACGCCTGCAACAATAGAATTAATACTCATAATTTTTCTCCTCATTTTGCCCCGTAGCTTGTAAGCGCTTCACCCACTCACTCCCTTTAGGGAAGTGAGGTGAGGTGAGGCGCCTGCTACAACGAGCCGATAGGTGAAGCGCTAGGTGAAGCGCTAGTGAAGCGCCTAGATATAACATACTGTAAACATTCATCATTTAGGCGCCTCACTAGTGAAGCGCTAGGTGAAGCGCTAGTGAAGCGCTGGGCATATTTCGCCTGCGTCAGTTTGGCACAGCGCTTCACCCCCTAACTGAAGCGCTTCACGGCTCATTTCAGGTAAATCTCGTCGCGCTTATGCTCGATTAAATCCTTCGCAACTAGCGCCTCAATAGTCCGACCGAATACCTGACGTTTGACCCTCGGCGTCTCCTCGCTCAGAAAGTCGTAGAACTTGGCGCGCACTTGCTCGACCCCGCATCCGCCCTCTGGTCCGCCAATGCTCTCCACAATCTGCACAAACATGCGCTGCCTGTCTGTCAGCTTTACCTTGCCGCCAGACCTCGGCTTGCTGGAGTCGATCGGCGTCATAACTACTGACGTTGCAGGCTCAAGATCCGCACCGATAAGATCAACCTCCAGATGCGCAAAGTTCATTACTGGAGGCATGGCCGCGTCCTTCATCTTGGTCCACGTTACCTCGACCTTGGCAAGCGGATCCTCGTCGCTCCACTTCTCCACCCTAAACTCGCAGTCGACCGCACCAAGCAGGCTGCTAGACCCGCGCGCCCGCTCCTTGTTGCCGTGTCCCGTGTGGTGGACTGCCAGCACAGTGCAATTAAACTCGTCGCGCACATCGTCTACAGTCTCAATCAGCGCGCCCATTTCCTTCGTGCTATTTTCATCTGCAGCACCCATAGCCCGCGCCAGAGTGTCGACCACGATTAGTGCTGGCTTGCCGTACCGCGCAGCCATCTCGTTGATCACGTCGATCAACTGCTCGACCTGTTCGTCGTCGGTCAGCACAACTGAGCGCGAAGATTTAAAGAACGGCAGGCCATCCAGCGGAACGCCCCTCGCCTTAGACCAAGCAGATGCACGACGCGCGAACCCATTGTGGCCCTCGCTGGCAATGTAGAACACGGCGCCCTGCCTCACGCTCATGCCGTGGTAGTCGACCCCAGCCGCGATGCACAGGGCCATGTCGATGGTGACGAACGTCTTGCCCGCCGCTGGTGATCCAAAGCACACGGCAAACGTCTGGTCCTCCAGCACGCCATCAATCAGCCACTCTGGTGACTTAAAACTCAGGCTACCGATTGGCTCGAATAAATTCCTCTTAACCTTCGCTCTCGCTTTGGCAAGCTGCGTTTTTACCGACAGCGGCCCCTTGCTTGCGTGTACGTCGTTCCAATCGAACCCCGCCTGACTTGGCGCCCTCCACGGCAATCCCGTTGCCACAGCAGCCTCCACGCCCTTCGCATCGTTATCCGCAGCCACAATAAATTTTGCGCTTGGCCGCGCCTCAATTAATAACTGCGCGACCTTGGGTAGATTTCCAGCGTCCAGCGCGAACACGCATGGCGCTCCCGTCGACATGGCAACGCTCGCTGCCGTCGCATAGCCCTCGGCAATGTAAGTCGTGCCGCCGATCGGCCCGCCAAGCACGCAGAACGCGCCCTCCTTCTCCATTCCCTTGCTGAATAGCTTACGTCCATCTGGCTTAATCGTCTGGATCCCGACCCGCTTGCCGCTTGCATTGCCGATCGGAACCACGACATCCTCGCCGACCAATGTAGCACCGCCCAGCAACTCTATGCCCTTTCGGACGTGGTATGGCGCGTGGTTATCAAAGTCCGAGTGCGTGTCGATCGGCGTGGACGCGCCGTTCATCTTGCCCAACTGTGGCAGCAGGCCATAGCCCCGCATGATGTCCGCTATGCTAGTGAAGTCGTTGCACTGCCTGCAGTTGACGCTTACCAGCCCGTCGTGCTTCTTGATCCAGAAGCGGTCCTTGCCGCCGCAATTTGGGCATGACCCGTGGAACTCGTCCTGCGCCGTCTTTTTTAACTGCAGGCTGTTTATAATTACTGGCGACCACGTTTCCCATTTTGGTGCCTCGTACTTACTATCTTGGCTCATTATTTTTCTCCGTTGACGCGGGCCGACCTGATTGCCGCCCCGCGCAGTGCTATGCCTCCTACATTAGATTAAAATGGAATTTCATCGTCCATTATGTCCATAGCTGGCGCCTGCTTAACTGGAGGCACTGGTGTCACTGCCTGCACAGTTGGCTCGGAGATGGGCGACGCAACAATCGGCTTAACTTCGTGCGTATCAAAATCATCATCATCGCCGCCACCGCCGTATAAAGGCTGCGTAACTTGAACCGTGTCGAGTATCAGGCTAATCCCGCCCGTGCCGTCTGGCGATTTAGTCGGGAAAGCAATGACGCGAACTGCGCCCTTACTGCCAGACCAGATGGCCTTGTCCGCCAGTTGGTTCTTTGCGCCGTCAATTACCGTCGGCGCATCGTTAACATCGCCATTCCTGTTGGCGCCGTTCTTCTTGGCGCGGAACGATACCAGACCGTTA